CCAGCCAGACCGGGCATCTGCTCCGATGGGCTGTTTACCGGGATCGCCTGATCTTCTTCCGGTTCCAAGAAATTGTCAGCCATTGGATTTCCTTAGTAATCGCGTTCTTCAGCCAGTTTCATAACAGACGGGTCAACCGCTGTCTTAGTCATCTTCTTTGGCATATCTTCGGTCAGAGCATCGGTCTTTGCACGTGTGTCAAATTCCAAGCCTTCACGATACAGGGTTGATTCGCCCATGTTGGCATCAACAGAAGTCTTGTCGGAACCCATAATGTAAGATGCACCGTAGTTGTAATTATTCATCGGCATTGGTTTGTCTCCTTATCTATTGATAAATCCGGACATGCCTTGTCCGGTCATTGCCCGGGTGAGTCCGGACACAAATCCTTCTTGAGGAACTTGTTGTTTGATCTCTTCGGTTACAGGCTCTGCAGCGGCCTTTACAGCCTGTTCAGCCACTGGTAATGCTTCTGGGATACCTAGCGTAGCTTCTTCTAAAACTGCCCGTCCTGCGGCCTCTAAGGGGCTTGCTCCTGCCTCTTGTGCTTCCATAAAGGTGGGAACTGCCCCCACAGCAGGAACAGCCTTTAGAAGAGGCTTAAAATTCAGCTTCCGCAGCTTTTCTTTTAAGTTATCAGAGAAATCATCCGGCGACTTGATGTTTGTCAAATCCGTTGTGGTCTGTGCCTTTGCCTTCGCCCGTTCTTCAGCGCGGATTTCCTGTTCGCGTATCCGGCGTTGCTCTTTCGCACGAATAGCCGCTTCGTCAAGTTCACCCATCTGGCTTTCAAGTTCGAGGCGTTTCTTCTCAGCTTCTGTAGCTGTCAGCTTCAGTTCTTGACTACGGGCTGCGCGGACATCCTCAATCAGATCTAGGTCCGCATCAGAAAGTGTACCCTGAACTTGTGTGCCTACAATCTCTTTACCACGAGGAATGACAGCAAGTTTTGGAGCATCCTTTACAGTCAGACCTGCAGCGTTCACATTCATAGCTGCGGGTAACTCATTCAAGGTTGATAAGCCCAGCACCTCACCATACATGTTTTGCAAGGCGCGAAGGGCTTGCTTGGCTGTAGTTCCCTCTGAAGTAATAACTTGTGACGCATAGTGCTTGCGAGTAATATCTTTCAGGCCATCTATTGTTTCATCGATAGATGCGTGGCCCATAATTGCGCTTGCTTCTTTTGCGTAGCCTAATTCATTTACGATAATTGAAGGAATAATCTTACGTAAATCGGACGCACCCTGTATGGGTCGCCCCATTACTTTTTCAAAAGGCTTAAACTTCGCTGCAATTCCACCCGGTTTTTTGATTGCGGATGTCATTTTGCTAACAGTCGTATCGAATATGTAATCACGACCTGCTGCTTTTGCTTTTTCTGCTTCGTCTCGTAAAATTTCTAGCGCAACCTCTGGAAGATCTAACTCGTTACGAATTTTATTTCCGCGCCTATACTCATTGGTAAAAGATCCAGTTTCAAAGTCAATATCCGACACTTTAATTCCAGCAACTTCGCCGGGACGCAGGGGAACAAGAGAGTTAAATGCAACTGCTGCACGTGTAGAAGGCTCTTCAATAGCCGCAATACCCTCTGTCAAAGCAGTGAGAGATTTCTGTGCTTCGGGAACAGCCTTGAAGGCTTTTGTTCGGCGGGCTTGCGTTGCTTTTTCCAAACCAAGAGAACGAGCCTTGCCTTCTGCTTTAAATACGTTAGGAGGCGCGGGAAGGTCTGCTACAGCAGCTTGTTTTTCTACTGCAGTCTGAACAGTAGCAAGATTTGTAAAGTTTGCTTCTGATCCAACTTCGTTCAGTTTGGTAAGAAATTCAGAATCCCCGATAGTGAACCACGAATCATCCAGAGACTTACCGGCAGCTTGCACAGCTTTACTAACAGAAGACTGACTTCCTTTCGGACCCATACCAATAGCCTCGCCAATAGTAAGGGTTTGATTCTTGATTTTATCTGCTATGTCTGCCATACCTAATACCCAAAGACTTCATCTTGAACTTTGTGGACCTGATTCTTAATTGCGCCTAGCTGTTGGTGAATCGATGCGTAACCGGACATCCGTGTCATCACCATGTAGCGAAGGGCATCGTAGGCGTGGTCCTCTGCCTTTGTGTCCACATCTTCGCTGTTTGTTTTAGATAATGGAATACCCGCCATCTGCTTAACAGTGTTCTGGCAGGTTGCAAAAATACGTAGCCGGGGTTCCTCTGTGTAGGGGTCGTTGGCCAGTCGTCTATGTAGTTCCATCTTCCCCTGCAGCCTGTTGCGGTCTGATGGTGTCCAACGAACACCTACCCGCATCATGGTCTCTGCTATGGATGGGCCGAACCCTGTCTTGTTCCAACAGGATGAATCTAGCACGGTATAGTGGGGAAGTGGATCGAGTTGTTCTGCTTCTAGTATTCTATCGGCCAATTCTTCTGCTGTCAAGTGCTTGGCATACAACTCACGATAAATCCAGATATTGTTATCCCAATCAATAGCCCCCCACAGAACGCATGACGGACTCGCGTAGCCGTAGTCTGCCGCCCGTATGCGGGGCCAATTTGTAGGTAACTCGAAAGGTTCGACAACGTGTCGTCTCCGTGAAAATTCTGGGAAAGCTGCACCCTCTGCAACATCCCAGTCCCCTTCGAGCAATCTGCGGCGTTCTACTTCAGGTAGGGAACGCAGCATGGCTTCGTATTGGCCATCGGCCATCAAGAATGGGTTGTCTGTCAACCGTGCCGGAACAAACTTCCGGTAGAACAACGGCTGTCCTTCTTTCTCGTGGCCCGGTGGCCACACAAATGGGTTGCCTGTCTCTACATCAAATGCCGGAAAAGGCTTGTTGGGTTCCGGACCATCTATGTAGGTCTTCTTGACCCACCAGCCACCAACACCCCCGGGGTTAGCTGTTGCCCGCATATAGAGATGCTGCTGGAGTTCCGGGTCTGTGGCACGTAGTCGGGAACGCAGATAGTCCCACACGTAGGGCGTGGGATACTGGGTGATTTCGTCTATCCCTATCCAGTTGAACGCCTGACCCTGAAAACGGGTCACGTCCTTGTCTTTGTCGAGGTAGGTGAACCAGATGGTTGCACCGGATGGGAAATGCCACGTGGACTTTGATTCGCGGAACTTAGCCCCGGGGAACGCCTTCGTATAGAGTTGCCGGGACTTGTCAATCAGTTCGGTCAGTTCGTCTAAGGTGCGGCGAAGAAGCAAACCACGATGATTAGGGTTGTGGCAGAAACGCAAAGGATCAGCCAACAGCGCGAAGGATTTTCCTCCACCTGCTGCCCCACCGTAGAGGACATCTCTTTCAGACGATGAAAGAAACTCTTCTTGAGGTCCCGGATTAGGCTGGAATACGACCTCAGACTCGCCCACAAGGTCAGAGACAGACTTAGGTAGATTTTGTAAATCTCCCATGTCAATAGTGGCTGTGCTTTTTCCCTGCAGAGCCTTCTCAACTTTTCCAGCGGCTTTTTGAACCTTTTGAGCATAGTTCCGTTGATCCCGTGCTACCTGTGTGGTCTTGGCTGCACGTTTCTTTGCAGCGCGAACCTTCTTCTGTGTTTCTCGTCTGGCCAGTTCTGCCCGGGAGTAGTTGTAGACTGACTTGGGTTCACCGGGCTGTTTTTTGGGCCTACCGCGTTTTTTCGGCTGATTTGGCTGCTGTTCGTCCACGACAGACTTTACCCCCTTTTGCCATTTCTTCTCTAGGTGCAATACGTGGCTTTCTCTTCGGGACATACATACCAGACTCTGTATCATATCCTTTTCCGGACATGTTCATGTCTGTCTTGTATTCGTTTGCTTTATCTCGTCTGCTCTGACGGATCTTTTCCGCCCTTTTTCCACCTAGCACTGTTGCTGAACTAACGGGCTTGAATGTTTCAGAATCAAACTCACGTAGACGCACCCGACTATTCAACAGGTCGTTAGTTGACTTGTCTTTGGGGACTGCAGCAATATTTTCATTTGCAACAATTTCCTTGTAGATTTTCTGCTGCCCGGGGGACAGCTTATCTATTTCCGACTTTGTAACCTTACGAAATTTAGTGTTGAACTTCTTTCTAAATTTATCATATTCATCGAGTGCCATGATTGTTCCTTATCATCCGTCTATGACGACTTCCTTTTTCGGGGGCAGCAACACAACGCC